TTTAGAGAACTGCAAAAAGATAAATAAAAGTAATATGGTATAAAATCTATAAACCATAATCTTTCAACTTTATCTATAGGAGAGATAAGATGCCTTTTACAATTAGTCCAGGCGTTGTAACCAAAGAAATTGACTTAACAACTATTGTACCTGAAATATCTATGACAGAAGGTGCACTTGCCGGTCCTTTTAAATGGGGACCCACTTTTGATGTTACTACAGTTAGTAATGAATCAGAATTAGTAAGTCAGTTTGGTAAACCAAACGCCGCAACATATAAAACATATTTTACCGCTGCAAGTTATCTCGCATATTCGGGAAATCTTAAAGTGGTTCGTGCAAGTGGAACAGATGCAAATAATGCAGCAATGGCCACAGCACTACAAGTAAAAAATGATGAACACTATGAGAATACATACGACCCAGATATGGGTGGATCACAAATCACCACTGCTGGAGCATTCATTGCAAAATATCCAGGAGATCTCGGAAACAGTTTAAGAGTTTCCATGTGTGGTGCCACAAGAGCAAACACTAATGCAGACGGAACACTTAACAGTAATACAGATATTTCACCTACTTGTACTTCTGCAGTAGTGAGCGGTACTACTCTTACTGGCGTAGGTACAACTTTTTCGAATGATGTCGCCGTAGGTGATGTTCTCTTTTTCGATTCTAAATATTGTGTAGTTACTACTGTTACATCCAATACAGCTTGTGTTGTAGTAGCTGGTGCAAATATGGCCAATACTGGTGCCTATACTGTGAGAAAAAGATCAGCATTTGGTCAACCAGCATCAGACATGATTGGAACTTGTGCAGCTTCAGCTAATGGAACTACAATAACTGGAACAGTTACAGCATTTGATACTCAATATACTGTAGGTGATCTTGTTAAACTTGTTGGTACTGGTGAAGAACGTAAAGTTTCGGCAATTACTAATTCAACTATAATGACGGTATCGACACCTTTTGCACTAGCCGCAGCCGCTAATACTCATTCACGTAGATGGGAATATGCAGACGCATTTGATAGTGAGCCTGTTTCTTCAGCTCATGCCAAACGAAACAGCGGAAACTATGATGAAATTCATATTGCTGTTGTAGATGAAGATGGAGAATTTACTGGAGCAAACAATACTGTAGTGGAATCATATACAGGATCAGTTGCCGCTGGAGCTAAAGGTGAAGACGGACAGAGTATCTATTACAAAGATTTAGTTAATAGAGGTTCAAAGTATCTCCGTTGGATGGATCATCACGCAGATGGTGATGCAGATACCCTTCTTGGTGGTGGAACAACCGCTTGGGGTGGAGCTGCAACCGGAACATTTAATGGTAAAGGAATTATCATATCTGGAAGTCTGACTGGTGGAACTGCTGGAACAGCAGCAACCGCTGGAAATATTCAGACAGCTATGGATGAATTCAAAAATACTGAAAAAGTAGATGTAACACTTCTAATGACTGCTGATGCAGTAGCCGCTACCGCTATTCATGCAATTAATAATATTGCAGAATATCGTAAGGATTGTGTGGCATTTATTTCACCTACACAAGCAAATGTTGTTAATAACGCAGGAAGCGAAGTTGATGATGTTATAGCATTCCGTAATTCAATGCCAAGTTCTTCATACGCAGTACTTGACTCTGGATGGAAATACATGTACGATAAGTACAATGATGTTTATCGATATGTTCCATTGAATGGTGATGTCGCTGGATGTTGTGCATTTACAGATGGAGCACGAGATCCTTTTTGGTCGCCTGCTGGAATCGATAGGGGTAATATTCGTAATGCCATTAAACTTCCTTTTAATCCAAATAAGACACAAAGGGATGATCTCTATAAAAATGGTATTAATCCTGTTACAGCAATGCCAGGAAGTGGAATACTTCTTTTTGGAGATAAAACTCTATTAGCAAAACCAAGTGCATTTGATCGTATCAATGTACGAAGGTTGTTTATCCTTTTAGAAAAATCTATTGCAGCAATGGCCAATTCCTTCTTGTTCGAATTCAACGATGAATTTACTCGTTCAAGATTCACTGCTACCGTAGAACCTTTCTTGAGAGATATTCAAGGAAGAGGTGGAGTTCAAGATTTTGCTGTTGTCTGTGATGGAGGTAACAATCCAGCAGATGTAGTAGATCGAAATGAATTTCGTGGAGATATCTACATAAAACCATCACGTTCAATTAACTTCATACAACTACAATTTGTTGCAGTTAGAAGCGGTGTTGAATTTGAAGAAATTATTGGTCGATAACCGATAAATAGTAGTATATAAATATATAAAAGATGGGGGAAGACGATGACTTCCGAAGGGAGAACTTTTAAAAAAGACTTCCCCATCACATCTTAACTTTAGTCATCGGAGAAAAAAATAATGGCATTTAATATCGATACATTTACTGCAAAATTAAAGTCTGGTGGAGCATTAGGAAGTTTATTTGAATGTGAACTTACTGCTGCTAAAGGCTCAGGAAGCGTTATTGGAGACTTTAAATTTATGTGTAAAGAGGCCGTACTTCCGGCTTCAACTATAGAGCAGGGAACTGTTACATACATGGGACGAGCTTTACAAATTCCTGGTAATAGAGCCGCACAACAATTGACCACTACGGTCTATAATGATGAAGATATGGCTATTAGAAACCATATCGAAAGTTGGATGGAGCTAATCAATTCTAATAGAACAAATGCTAGAAGCGCAGGTATGGCTGCTATTGGTAGTTATACAGGAGCTTTGAAAGTTAAACAACTTTCAAAGGAAGATTCTGGAGTACTTAAAATTTATGAATTTATTAATGCCTGGCCTTCATCTTGTGCAGAAATTCCCTTATCGTGGGAAACTAATGAAATTCAAACTTTTGGCGTAACATGGGACTATAATTATTGGAAAACTACAGATATAGGCGGAAACGTTATTTCTGGTGGTTAATAATTATTTGATTTATTATGAAAGAAACATATTTATATGGGAGTGGAGAACTCTACTCCCATTTCACCTATTAGGAAGAATGTATGGCAGTTGAATTATTTGGATTTTCTATAGGAAGAGTTGACAAGGACGCAAAAAATAAGCAATCTTTTGCACTTCCCGAACCGGAAGACGGAGCAGTTGAAATTGGCCCTACAGGTGGAGCATACGGTACGTATGTTGACATGGAAGGTCATGCCAAAAATGAATTAGACTTAATTAGAAAATATAGGGAGATGGCGACATATCCCGAATGTGATCAAGCAATAGATGATGTTGTTAATGAGGCCGTTGTTACAAATAGGGAAAACTCTCCTGTCAGCATTAGCCTAGAAAAATCAAATCTATCAGATGATATTAAGGAAAAGGTAAAGTACGAATTTAAAGAACTGATTCGTTTGCTCGATTTTCGTAAAGTTGGTTATGAAATGTTTAAAAAGTGGTATGTCGATGGTAGATTGTATTTTCACATTATCATTGATAATAAAAACCCCAAACGTGGTATATTAGAACTACGCTCAATAGATCCCCTAAAAATAAAAAAGATTAGAGAACCAAAAGTTGCTCAAGATGCACATGGCACAATGGTTGTAGATACTGCTGGATTTCAAGAGTATTATGTATTTAATGAAAGGGGAATCACTGCAGCTCAAGCCGGAGGCATGACAGTTCAAATTGCTGCGGATTCTATCTCTTATGCACATTCTGGTATATTAGATCCCGATAGAAAATTAGTTTTAAGTCATCTACACAAAGCAATTAAACCTCTAAATCAATTACGAATGCTTGAAGATGCAGTAGTCATCTATCGTATCTCACGGGCTCCTGAACGTAGAATTTTCTACATTGATGTTGGTAACTTACCTAAGATCAAAGCGGAACAGTATCTACGTGATATCATGGGTAAATATAAGAATAAGCTTGTCTATGATTCCAATTCTGGTGAAATTAAAGATGAACGTAAGCACATGAGTATGTTAGAGGATTATTGGCTTCCACGAAGAGAAGGTGGACGAGGTACAGAGATTTCTACGTTGCCGGGAGGGGAGAATCTTGGTGAATTGGCTGATGTTGATTACTTCAAAACAAAACTATACAAAGCACTCAATGTTCCCCCCTCAAGGTTAGAACAAGATTCAGGCTTTATACTAGGACGAGCTGAAGAAATTTCAAGAGATGAAGTTAAATTTACTCGTTTCATTGAACGATTACGAGCTAGATTTAATATTTTGTTCAATGATCTCATAGAGAAACAGTTATTACTCAAGGGAATTGTTTCTTCTTCGGATTGGGGAGTTGTGAGGGATAATATAATATACGAGTGGGAAACCGATTCACATTTTGCGGAACTACAACAAGCAACAATGATGAGAGAACGGTTAGGTACGTTAGTAAATGATATGGGATATAGAGATGAAGTTGTTGGTAAATATTTCTCTCAAGAATATATCAATAAGCACGTTCTTAAATTGTCTCAAGAAGAAATTGACAATATGAAAGAACAGATTGCGGCAGAGAAAGAAGAAGCTGCGGCCGCTGAAGGTGGAGGAGAATCAGAAGATCAACAATGGGAATTTGATCCTTCAGCAAACAAGCCAGACTTAAAAGTGATTAGTAATTAAAATTTATAAATAGTATAAATATAACAGAAATAATAGAGGAAATTTATGTCTAATGAAACTACAATTGGTGATATCGTAGCATTTTCTAGGTCAGATGATGCTGCAGGAGTAAAGGCCGCAATAGGTGATGTACTTCAACAAAAAGTGATGGTATCATTGGAAAGTAAGAAAAAAGATTTCGCTAAAACTTTTTTAACTAAACCAAATACAGACTCGAAAGAGCCGGAAAGTTCAGGGGTAGAAGATGGCAGCAGAGACACAAGTACTACGTGATTGCGAAAAGAAATACATAGCAAAGTTTTTTTCAGATGCATCAGAATCAGATGTTAAGAAAATAGATTTATCGACACTTGCTTGGGCAAAACACACAATGACCTTGTCTGGAGCATCAACAGAAAACTTTAAAATTGGTGAAGTAATAACAGTAGGGAGCGCAGAAACGTTTCTTGTTACTGGATTTACTAGTGGTGCAACCACATTAGAAGTTGTTGGATGGGATAATACAAACAAAAAAGCAACCTCAATCGATACAGGTTCATCCAATGGAGATGCAATTAGTGGTGGAGTATCAGGATCACATACAGAAACCCTCGCAAATAGTGGTAACTTGATAGGTCTAGAGTGGAATGTATTAGTTACTAAGATAATGTGGATTACGAATGGTTTACAAGTTGCTATTGAATGGGATGGATCAACCGCAGAAAAATATATTGCAGAATTAAGTGGTAATGGTAGTTGGTCTATGTCAAATATGGAATGGCCAGGAATACCAATAAACGCAACTGGTGATACCTCTGAAGTTTTGGGAGATATTCAATTTTCCACAACCGGACATGGTTCAGGTGATTCATATACAGTTATAATGGAATTGAAGAAACAGGCACCAGGCTTTGACATCCCAGCTTACGAAGAAAATACTAAGTTAGGATTTAAAGTTGACTACTTAAAAGGTAATTTCACATGATAGGAGAAATTTAATGAGACTTATATGCGAACAATTAGAAAATGTAGAATTTATATGTGAAGGCGCCGGAAAAGCAAAGAATTATTTCATTGAGGGTGTATTCATGCAAGCCAATGTGAAGAATCGGAATGGTCGAGTATATCCAAAAACAATTCTTCAAAAAGAAGCTAAAAGATACGAGCAAAATTACATTTTACAGAAACGCGCATTCGGTGAATTAGGACATCCAGAAGGCCCGACTGTCAATCTTGAAAGAGTTTCCCACATGATTACAGAGTTAAAAGAGGATGGAGACAATTACGTAGGTCGAGCCAAGATTATGGATACCCCTTATGGTAAAATTGTAAAGAACCTTATCGATGAGGGAGCCCGTTTGGGTGTCTCATCCAGAGGAATGGGCTCCTTAAAGCCCGTAGGTCGCAATTGTAGTCACGTACAAGATGATTTTTATCTTGCAACAGCTGCAGATATTGTTGCTGATCCTTCTGCTCCAGCGGCATTTGTCAATGGAATTATGGAAGGAAAAGAATGGATATGGGATAATGGTATTTTAGATGAACGCCATATTGCCCGAATCGAAAAAGAAATGAAAATAACTAGTCAAAAGCAATTAGATCAATATCAACTAAAAGCCTTTGACCAGTTTATGTCAAGTTTATAAAATTACTAAATAATACACAAACATAAAGTAATATACTTTAATTATCAAAGACTAGGAGATTTAAATGTCTGAAGAAATTTTGAACAAAGAGTCTGAGGAAATGACAGAAGAAGAACTAGCTGAAAAGCGGAGAGCTGCTGCTGAACAAGATTCTTCAGACGAAGAAGAGGATGAAGAAGAAGTAGAAGAAAGTAAAACTTCTAAAGCCTCAGTTAAAAAAGAAGAAGATGACGAAGAAGATGAAGAAGAGCCTGAAGTAGCAGAAGGTAAATCTTCCGTTAAAAAAGAAGAAGAGGAAGAGGGGGATGAAGATGAAGAAGAGGTTCCCGCAGAATCTAAAAAAGCAAAAAAAGAATCTGTAATTCCTTCAACTAAAAATCAAATGTTGAAAAACATCTATGATGAAGTTAACAAAATGTTGAAAAGTGATCTTGCTGGTAAATATGAGCAAATCATGGCTTCAACTTCTTTGGAAACTGTTAAAGAAGTCAAAGAAACCCGTACTCAAGCTGCAGTCACAAAGGAAGATATTGGGCCGATTAATGTTCAAGACGACATTGAAGCCTTAACAGCAGGTGAAGAAGGACTTTCTGAAGAATTTAAAACGAAGGCCACGACTATTTTCGAAGCTGCAGTTCATGCAAAAGTTGTCGATGAAGTTAATGCCCGTATGGAACAACAAGCAAAAGAACAAGAAGCTGGATCTAAAGAGTTTCAAAAAGAACTTACAGAAAAAGTTGACGGATATCTTACCTATGTTGTAGAAGAGTGGATGAAGGAAAATGAATTGGCAATCGAAAGAGGAATTCGTTCCGAATTGGTTGAAGATTTCATGTCTGGAATCAAAACCCTCTTCACAGAACATTACATCGACATTCCTGAAGAGAAAGTTGATATGGTTGACGACTTATTCACAAAAGTTGAAGATCTTGAAACCTCTTTGGATGAAGAGATTAATCGTGGAGTAGAACTCCAAAAAGAATTGGCTCAGTTCAAAAAAGATGATGCCCTTAAACAATCAACTTCAGATTTGGCCGATACTGATTCGGAAAAAATCGCTAAGTTGGCTGAAGGTATTGAATTTGAGAACACGGAGCAATACATTGAGAAATTGAATGTCCTTAAGGAGAGTTATTTCCCAAAGACTGATTCAGTTACATCAGAAATTACTGAAACTGATGACACCATCGAATTGACTGAAGAGAAATCTCCAGAAAAAGTTGATGAATCTATGAAACATTATACATCGGCGATAAAACGCTACAATACTTAATTTTAAACCTTATAGGAGAATAATATGTACCTAGCTGAAGACCTTCAGAAAAAGTGGGGTCCGGTTCTTGGTCACGAAGATCTCCCTCCGATTAAAGACAACTATCGGAAAGCCGTAACGGCAGTTCTTTTGGAAAACCAAGAGAAAGCCATGCGGGAGCAGTCCTCACAAGAAGGAATGTTCGGAAATCTTTCAGAAGCGGCTCACGCCAACAAGACCGGCGGTAACGTTGACACCGTTGATCCTGTTTTAATTTCGTTGGTTCGTAGAGCCATGCCTAATCTCATCGCTTATGATGTTTGTGGAGTTCAACCGATGACTGGTCCTACCGGACTGATCTTCGCTATGAAGTCTCACATCACATCTCAGGCCGGTGTAGAAGCAGCAGACTCTGTTGAAGCCGACACATCCTTTTCTGGTGCCGGAACACAT